CCACCCCATTTTTACCCTTTTCCGGGCACCGTTGAGGATCGGTGTTCGATCGTTGTGGACATGCCAGGCGTAAAGTCCGGCAGCATCCACCAGCTCTGAGACACGTCCAACCTGAACAATTGTTGGAGCGTAGATTTCCCTTCTTTGGAGCTTCCGATTATACCTTGTTTTAAGGTGTAACGTGGAAGCATACTCCTGAAGAAGTTCGGAAATCTCACTTTCCATCGCGGGCATTCCTGCCCCCGAGAGATCTTTTAATTGATCTCGCCATTGGAAAAATGGTCTGAGGCTTGAGACATCAGTTGTACGGAACTTGAAGATCCGTACTGGCTTAGACATGAATACCCATTCACCGCATGATTCCCTAACAGGGGTATCAATGCAGGTCTTGGATTTATTCACGATTAGGCCACTAGCCTCTAGTACACATGCTACTGTATCAGCGGCCCATAAAGGGACGATGATGTCGTCGCCAAACACGCGAACATCTAAGTTAAGATGTTTCTGCTGTCTGACGGGAAACGAATCTCGGAGGTGAATCATAGTCCCCAGGGCTAACGCCCAAAAGACTAGAGTCTCCAACGGGAAACACGTAGCATTACCCATAGTCGCTAGACACTTCGTGCGTATGCGAGTATTAAGCTCGCGTACCATTACATGTCGAGAACGATAACGGGTTACTAGTTTAAAGACCCATCTCGGGAAAAGGCGGCGAGCTAATATGAGTGAAATCATATCAGACGCATCCTTCATGTCGATCGTTGCATATGCGTAATCATAGCATAGTTGACGACTGACATCCGTGTCGAGAAAGCTGATGGATCTTCTTGTGAGATCACATGCACGTACGTGGCGATAAAGAATATCCATAAGCCCTTGTTGGGCAAATTGGTTTTCTTTAGGCTCTATGCAAATCACCCTAGGACCTCGAAAATCCTTGGGGACACAGCATAGACGTGCATCGGGTTGTTCTTTTACTAGAACGGCATCCATGCCGAATCCAGTACGCCAAAGAAATAATCCTTTGGGCAACCCAGGCCATGTATTAAATGACCATTTCTCACGGCCGACTTCACCCCCTGCGACAGCACCAGGTCCCTGACGTCCCCACGGTTCTTGGATGAACCGTTCAAGTTCGTCGAGGGTCGGTACTTTCGTGCTGAACACACAACGTAAAAGACGTCGGGCTTCATTCATAGATCCGGTCCAGATTTCTCTATCGCGTTCGTTAGAACAAACGCCAATAGGGATTTCCTTTCCACATCTGTCAATGAACCCTTCTAATGCCTTCTTAGTCTTAGCGGTAATTCTTCCGCTAGTCTGTGAAGGACAAGAGTTGTCATCTACATCGGTGAACATTTCCACCTTCGACCACATCATCGTGACTTGTCTAATGAAACGACAGGCCTCAATGGGTTTGTAGAAGAAGCTCCAACTCCCGCGTGTTGCGAGTGAATGGAGTGGAAATCCTTCATCCGAGAACAACTGAGAAAACAGTTGATTCAAGAACTTAGGAAGCCTTGTACCTTTTGCTAACTTAAAGCCAGCTGGAACCTTTAACGGTTCAAGCGTTATCAAGCTAGTCTCGAAAGCTTTACCTAATTCAGGTAATCTTTCAAGATAGAATGATATACCTTCTTTCTCAAAACGAGAGAGAAGATACTTAAAGTCAGCGAGTACAAAGTTCGGGAAGTGTCGTGCGATGTCGCAAAACAAAGCTCGATAGACTCTGGACTGTGCGTTCTTCTGATTCGTGGTTGTGCTTTCCCAGCATGCCCACAAGTCATCAATAACGCCAGAAGGCATTACGGTCTCGGTAGTCTTACTTTCGTGAGACATATCGTTTCCATCCTTATCTGGTTTGCAAGTCCCACTCATATGAGTTAGATCTTGCGTTTCGTCCCTAGCGATATGCTAGGGACGTAAACCTACTTGAGCGCCTGAATAACAATCTGAAGAATATCAGATAGTATAATCAGAGCTCCGAGAATAACGGCGTGTGTCTTCGTAGCCATTACGGTACGATTCCATCGACGATATTCCCGATCCGAGCATCAGTGAGCAGAGATGTGAAATGGGCCAAAAGGTCCGATATCACAGTCTCTGTAACAGCTGAATCTCGGGGGACCGACAACTCCATTTTTGCCCGAGCAGTATTGACCTTACCGGTCGTACTGTTTTGGACAGTATCGGAGATAGTAACGATAAGTTTATCGTTACCCAAAGACCCAGGAGCTCCCAGTACATACTGGAAGTCAAGAGTTTTTGGAAGGGACAGACTTCTGGTAGCAACTTTGTAAGTTGCACCGTTAGAAGTTTGACCAACGAGCGTAAAAACTACGTTCGCGTCCGCAAGATCAACTAATGTGAGAGTGGCACTTGCCATACTAGACTCCGGGTTCAGCCGACATTATAGACGCTGTACAATAAGCGCTATTCCGTCTGCAATTTGAGTTTTGTTGAGGTTACCAAATAAGCCTACACTGCTGCAAGCCGGTGGAAAACCCGGATTGCGTTGGTACAATTTCTGTACCACTTGTGTATCATGCTCAGAATAAACCGCTGGTGACCACCCGGACATAGAAGAGTAACCGGAGTAACGTGTTTTAACGTAACCCCAATGCTCTGTCTTTGTCGAGTATCCCATGCGCCTTAAATCTGCGCTGTTCCACAAGATTGGAGCCTGACGCACATATCGATTGATGTGGGTGAACCAATCCACAACAAACGACCATGGCACCAAGTCCCACAGCGCCTCTGCAATCTCTCCTGACCCCAAGCGTCTGAGCACATGGTCCATTTGACCAATGCGCAAAGATGCCTCATCTCTTTTAACATCAAGAGAAAAGGCAGCTGTCCTTCTAACCTCTTTTAGGTATAGAAGGACGGAACCGGTTTGATCCGATCCAAGGGTTGAGAAGGAACAGAGGGAGGAGCCGTCGACAGTATCCGTTACTCTTTTGGAAAGAGACGTATACTTGTTCACAGTCTTCTCGAGGAAAGCCATGTGATTGCGAACTTCTCGCCAGACATTGGTTAAAGCATCAATGTCTCGCTTGAAATTGAGCCATCCATAGCGATACTCAAGATATGCGGAAGATCCAGTGCGGAGCAAGTTACTCAAGCTTGCATCTTTACTGAGCTTTCGCAATTTTGACAAACCACCAAATGGGTTTTTAACCATTGATATGGTTTGTCCGATAGTCATGAGTGATACCAGTAAATTCTGGCTCACTAACATATGACCATCGAGCTGTGTACCGACTTGATCAACGAGGTCAGCCCAGTCGATCCCCACCATTGAAGGATTAGGTAGTTGTCCAGGATGAGATGTGCAAAGTCCTTGAAAACTGATTTCACAGTTATTCAAGTACCCGCCATCATGTCCATAGGAATACCACCAATCCGCAGGGTAGAGCCAACCGTACGTATCGACTTTTCTCGGGAGCTTATAGCCCGGGAGACGATACGGGATCCGGCGAAGGTGCGTGCACGCATTGAATTCTTGCGTGAAGCCAACTTCATCCGTAATAACCTCGCGATCATCGTACGTAGGGTAATTAGTAGGTTCGGATATTGCAACCTCACGAGTGATGGTTTTGTTGTCAGAGCTTCGACGCTGAACTTCTAGCCTCTTAGCTCCGACCCCAACAACAACAGCACGTGTGGATGAAGATCCCCTACTTCTTTGCCTAGACATACGACACTCCTAATAGGTAACCGAGATTCGTGAAAACCCCCATAAGTTATTTATGGGGCACAAATCAAAGAGG